AATTTTGTATCTCAAACGACAATCAATGAGCATACAGCATTTTCTGGTACAAAAACAAACTGCTCAGTAATATCGAGGAACTCTGCTAATCACATTGCTCCAACTATTTCAGGGACATTAGGTAATTCAAATGCAACTGTACCAGCTAGTGCTACTTACGCATTTAACAACACAATTGATTTAGGAGCAAAATTAAAAGCATTATTCTCGGCAACAATTTCACAGTTTGTGGAAGATGTTTCAGAGTTTTTTGATGGTGGACGACCAGCCGCAACGACATTATTTGACGATGGACAACCAGCACCTTTTGATGGAACGGCTGAAGCAAACGCAAGTACCATACTTCAGATTGCAACAAGTGATGATAATTCAACATTTTCTGATTTTAAACCATTTGTTGTTGGTGAGCATATTGGAAGATATTTTAAATTTAGAGTTTTGTTTGAGTCGAGAGACACAAAAGCTAGATCGTTAATATCGAATTTATCTGTTACAGCTAGTCTTGCGAAAAGGCGAGAGAGTGGGAATGATATTTCAAGCACGACAAGCACAAGCGGAAAGACTGTTACATTTGACCATGCTTTTAAATTAGTACCAGCAATAGGCATCAGTAGTCAAAACATGGCAACTGGCGATTTTTATACAATAACAAGTAAAACAGTGTCAGGTTTTGTAATAGAATTTTTTAATTCAAGCGGATCAACAATAGATAGAACTTTTGACTTCATCGCTGAAGGTGTAGGTCAAGTAATACCATAAGGAGAAAATATGAGCCAAGTATCACAAATAACAATCGACAACCAAGCATTCAGTACATTTAGAACTGCTTTAAATAATAGTTTTGGTGCATTGAACACTGGACACATTGGAAGTTCAAGACCCGGAAGTGCGGCGGCTGGAACAATATGGTTAGACAATTCTGTAACGAACACGATCACAATGAAACTATTTGATGGTTCTGATGACTTAACACTTTTCTCAGTAAATACTTCAACAAATGCAGTTACTTTACCATCAACAGTAAGTATAACAGAGGCTGATCCAACTGCTATTCCGTTTGCAATTGCATTAGGCTAACAAATCAAGTAAAAGGATAAAATCATGGCAAATAATTTTTCGGTTATAGAGACAACAGTTTCTAATAATAGTGCGGCAACAGTCGTATCAACAACATCAAATAAACAAATAGTAGTTGGGCTTAATCTTGCAAATACTGGAAGTGCCGCTATTGCAGTTGATGTAAAAGTCAACGATGGCTCAAACAACTTCTTTATTGTAAAAGATGTAAGCATTCCAATAAATTCAAAAATAGAAATAATTAAAGGTAAACTTGTATTAGGGAGCGGTTATTCAATGACAGTACAATCAGACGCATCAGGTGGCGATCTTGATGTGGTTGTCTCGTTACTAACCGATGTAGCATAATGAGTACAGATACAAACGATATATTTTATGTTGGTGCAAGAGCTGGGATAGATGATGTTGACCTATTGCATAAATCAACAATTACTAAATCTTTTGAAATACCAAGTGATAGTAATGCTATGATGGTAGGAACAGTAACATTATCTGGCACAGTCACAGTTAGTGGAACACTTGTAATAATATAGGAGTAAATATGACAATAGAATTTGATGGTGTAAATAATGTTATTAAAACAAATACAATTAATGAAGTATCAAGCGGAAATGGTGTAAACATTGACAGTCTTATCATTAAAGATCAAAAAATAACAAATTTAGTTGGATTACCAATTCAAACTGTTATGAATAATGTTTCAGGAGGTAATGTTGCAGTGGCATCAACAACTTATACAGATACTGGTGCTACAGTTACCATTACACCTCAATATGCAACTAGCAAAATTTTAGTGCTTGCAAGATGTTCAGCCACTTTGCAAAAAGCTGATGATACTATAATGGGTGGAGTAAAATTAGTGCGTAATGTTGGCGGTGGTGGTTTTACTGATTTAGTTGTTCCTATGGCAGATACTAATGGTCCTTATGAACAACAACTTGAGCTTACAGCAGGAGGCAACATAAATGGTTGCACTTTTAATATGAATTACTCTTTTCTTGATGACCCTGATACAACTTCTGCGTGCATATATAAATTGCAAGGA